TCATGTCCTTAATAGTTGCTCAGCTCCAGCAGCTAAAAATGCTGATCTACTTTTAAAGCGAGAATCCGATTTAACTTTATCATCGATCATATGAATTAGACGACTTGGTAAAGTGACATTAATTTTTTCACTTTTACCCAAATAACGACTTACATCTATATCAACGACAGCCCATATATAACCTTGGTATTCTTTAAGGTCTATAAATTTACTTGCATTCGATGCTAGTGGAATCTCTTCACCTGCTTCAGCAAGAAGTTCTAAATGCCCGGCTATTGCTTCTTTTACATTTTGAAGGGCTTCTTCAAAAGTATCACCTGCAGAGAAACAGCCTGGTATATCAGGTACAGTTACACCGAAAGCATTATTTTCATCACCTTTTTCAACAGCAACTGAATAATACATATTTTTTACTCCGATTAAAGCTTTGAAGAGCCCCGCCAAAAATGGCAGGTCATTTAAGACCTGCCTGCTTCAAGATACTATCTCTAGTCTTTGGTGGTAAATCCTTCTTGGGGTGTGGAATTGTTACCAGCCCAGCTTTTGAGGAGTGTTTAAAGTGGTGGTGACTACCATTCACTCTAACTAAATACCAACCGTCAGCTTCGATCATCTTGATTAATTCTTGGCTTTTCACTTCATCACCATTATCAATCATGACAGAGCAATTGTAACCCTAGAGTTATATTTAATAAATACCTCTAGGGTTATTTTTTTGCGTTATTTGATTTTTTATGTGACTCGTCTAAAAACAAGTTGTCGATAGCAAAAATACAATCATTAAAGATGTCTCTTGCTACAGGCAATTCATAGTGCTCACAGTATGCAGAGATGGCCGAAATATCCAAAGATAGCGGAATACCCTGTTCATATCGTCTAGAGCGAGAAATAACGTTATATGCTGAGAGAATAGCATTTGAGGTATATGAATACTCGGGTTTCTCAATGACCTTAGCATTTTGAAGATTTAAGGCTTTTGCGATCGCTGTCTGCTTCGCGTTGTAGTCGCTCGCTTCTTCTTCTGAGTTGAACTTGCACCAGTTGTAGAGGGCTGTGACTTTCCCACCACTTCATTCCTGAATGCATCTGCTTCTTTCTGGATATCTTCAGCTTCTTGCTTTACATATAGCCAAATTGAAATGCCGATATCCCCCATATTTAAAAGCTTTACTGCATTTTCAGGTGAATACTCAGGTTCAGTTTCAACCACTTCACCGCCGTCAATCTTTTCTTCAAAAACTACGCCTTTCCAGTCTTCTATTAAGTGACATGCTGCAGCTTCGAGAAGTAATTCGTGGTAAAGCTTGTCATCTTTTCCTGCCTTACTGACATCAAAACCTTTAGAGTTAATCTGATTACTCGCACGCTCTAAGGCAACTTGATATGGTTTGTATCCATTTCCGCGAATTTTAAACTCAGCCAGTACATTTCCTTCCGTGTCCGTATATTCTCGCCATTTACTGACAGTTTTGCTTGTTTGAATGGTTACTTTTAAAGCCATTTTCTACTCCAAAAAAAAGCAGCCATAAAGGCTGCCATCAGTAAAATTAAATTAAGGATTTGGGTTTGGTGCTGGAATACGGGTAATGATTGGCGATTCTTCAACTACCTTATATTCAAATGAAGCATTTAAAATGTCGCTGTTTCCACCACTCGGTAATGGTGCTGTAATTTCAGCTTTAGGAATAAAAATTTCGTAAGAATTACCCAAAGTGTCTGTAATTGGGACCTTCAATGAAATTGAAGTGTTGGTGAACTGTTTTTCGTACATGTCTGAAGTATTTCGTGGCCATGCAGCAGTAAATGAACCTGTGCCGGCTGCTAGTGTTTCTAAAATAGCTCGAGCATTGATTCCTTCACCTAAGCATTTTTGCAACTTCATAGTGTTATCCCATTTGAATGAGAATTGCGTCAAGCAAGAGATACCTGCTTGTGATACCCCATCAAGTAAGATTTCACCAACAGAAACATTAGATAGCTTAGGACTGTTATCTGCTGGAGTTACTGCCCCAGCGGGTGGTGTTGAGAAGTTAGTTCGACCTAAAGCCATTAGGCCAAATGCCATCGAAATTAAGCCTGCTTCAGGAATTTCAATACTAAAGGTATTTACATGACAACCTCGGAAAACGTGGTAATCATTTACGTCTTCAAAGCCGCGAAGTACTGAGAATGTTTGGCGAAGTGCTCCACCAAAAGTAAGGACATTGGATGACCAGCTATTAAAGGCTGCCGCTGCCATTAAATCTTGCACAAGTTGGCTATATTTAGCCTCGCATTTTAATTCACCAGCATATTCAGCACCTGTAATCATTGATGAGCGAGCAATGCGCCCGCTAGTGATAGACTTTGACTCTTCTTTTGAAACTGTGGCGTCTAAGCCATTATCTGTAAATTCAAAAGTCGTCCGAGCAAACGGTGTCGGCGTTACACCCACCGTAGTTTCTCTTGCAATTTGTGTTATCTGACGTGCACCACTCGACATGGCTTTTACTCCTTATAGGCATAAAAAAACCACCTCGAAAGGTGGTTACAAAATTTGGAACATAAAAAAACCGCTCATTGGCGGTAATATCTTTAAAATTTAAAAATCAATCATCTAGATCGACACTTACTCCAGTAACTACATTATGTTTAGATCCGCCAAGACTACTAACATCGGCTAAACGTATATTCACATCAGAAACACATAGTTTATTAGCTAATTGCCATTTATTCAGCTCTTCAGCCATTACACCTGCCAAGTGTCGTTCCAGTTCTTGCCGTTTAATTTCGATTTCTTCTTGAGTAAGCATGCAGGACATATCAATTCACCCTATAACCAATAGTCACATTATACTGAACAAAGTCAGCATCTTGACCGGAATAAATTGATTGTCCATTCAAACACTCTAAATGTTCGACTGAGAAATATTCAAAATGTTCCAGCAATGCATCACTAAGTTCTGTTACTTCCCTGTCTCCAGTATTAGGACGGGCAAAACATTGAATTAAGATATTACCAGTACGGCGTGTACACGGCTTATCCCCTAGTCCAGCTATAAAACTTGGTCCTCCCGTAATGGTTAAACGACACCACACACCTTTTGTTGGTACCGTAAAACCTGGTGCATTTGGATACTGGATTCTATCTTGAGAAATCCCTGTAAAACTCATCATTCGGTCCACGATAGCTTGTCTAGCTTGCTCTAAAGTCATTGCCATTTTAGCCACCGTACTTTTGAGTAATATAAGTAAACGTTGTGCTATAAATGCCCTGCGGTGCTTGATCGGACCAACCGTTTTCTAAGCGTTCAGCATATGGCTGGTTGTTTTGGATATAGATCAAACTACCAAGTTTAAATTTCACAGCTTGAATCGCGGCATCTTGCACGGCATTTGTAGAGGGTTCTCGCACTCCGTAATCCCCAGATCCAATCGAAACAATATGTGAAGCACGGTATGCACCAGTATCGACGGGACTTAAATTAACTAAAGATTGCACAGTATCCATAACAATATTCTTTACATGCGCTTCTGCTGCTTTAGACACATCAAGACTAAAACTAGTAGGCTTTTTCCCCTTCCATCCCATTGCTCACCTCGCTTGCTTCGTACATTTCAAATAGATCTTGAGCAATTGCTTGAATCGAATACGCTTCAAACTCTACACTCGGCTCGCGTTCACCCATTCGCCGTTTTACTATTTGCCAGACATGAACAGCCTCGTGTAAAAGCAGCCCATAAACTTGAAGTAGGTCTTTATCCGCCGTATTACCAATTTGGACGATTGCATAAGCGCCATCAGAAAAAGTGCTGACCTGTGCATCCGCTCCCATATCCAAAAATTGATCGGCTTTATCCATATTTTCAAACAGCAGATCCATATGCATTTGATTTCTAGCAAGCGTGTACTGCACATGTTGGAATGGTGAGATATACCACTCTGGTACATAATCTGTACTTATCATCTAGACTCCTAAATTGCGCCCATTAAAAAACCCACCGAAGTGGGTTAATTCATATCATTAAATCTTTTGAAAAATCTTTTATCTCCTCAATTTTTTCTCTTATATTAGTAATTTGATTTTCAAGATCATTGTCGTTCATTTGTATTCTGAATTCGACGTATCTAATTACGAAATCTTCTACTGTTTCATTATCTATAAAGAGTTCTTTATAGTTATTTGGAAAACTAATTATTTTATTTATTCCAAATGACATACCAATTTCAGCTATAAGTGAAGCAAACTCATATTGAATTATATGAGTAACTTTATTGACAAACTCAAAAAGTATTGGGCTATCCACGTGTATATTATTAATAAAAAGAACAGCTTCTTTTAGATTAACTTGAAATTTTTCAAATTCATTTTCTAAAAAGTCAACTTTTTCCTGTGTGTATATATTTTCTACGATAGCTTTATAATAAAGAAGCTTTAGATCCATAAATAACGATTCTAAAAGCTTATAAGTTTCAATAAAATATAATTCTCGTTTCTTAACTCGATGATCTTCCTTCCAGTCATTAAATAATACGAATGCAGCTATGGGGGCAAGAAATGCCGCCCCAAGCGTTAAACCATCTTTTAAGACATCGTAAGCTAGTTTTTTATCAAGTAAATAATGATGCAATGGATATGAACTTAGAATTAATAAACTGATTAATAAATAGCAAAGTACTCCTGCACTAGCAAAATAACCAACTCTTTTGATTTTATCTTCTAATTTTCTTCTTTCCATATATCCCCCTAATTTAGAAGGATATTAGACCAAGTATTTAAACCTTCCTCAACTGGCATTTCCAAATAGTGGAGGCTGGATCCTGCTGGATATGAATAACTCGAAATGTACCTGAGGCTGTAATCCACTCATCATCAATTTTTGGAGTCATGGATACTTCATTTTGAAGCACTGTAGCTTTCTTATCGGTGGCCAGTACTCCAAGTGTTTGGATCTCATATTGACTGTATGAACCGAACAGAACACCACGCCCTTCATAATGCTTAATGACGTTTTCAGAAGTATTTGTCTTAGGGTTCCAGTTGGTACTAATAACGCGGTCACAAGTAAAAGAATGAACGGCGTCTGCTAAATCATCATTAAATGCTTCAGCAATATCTGCCTGAATTTCGTCACGTAAGCTCATTAGATTTTCCTGACAAAAAATACAGCTTTTCGCTTGCTGTAAGGCTTAATCAAATCAAGAATGAATTGCTCGGTCGCACTAAGCTTTACTGATCCGTCCTGATATTCCTTTTCAGTTTCAACCGTATCGGCTTTCACTTTCTTACGCTTTAAAGCTTGTTCCTGCCCTTGATATAGATCACCTTTCATAATGCCCTTGATGATTTGATAGGAGGCCGTTTTTAAAGGTTCAGGTACTTGGGTAGCATCTTCATAAGGCTTAACGTTACGTGATAATAGATATGCCTCAGCCATTTGGAGGTATTGAGCCTTATCACTGGCAGATAAAGCATCAAAGCCTTCAACATGTTCTATCGCTTCTTGTTCAGTGATAAAGCCCATGGATTATTCCTTTGGAATTAATGCTAAAAGTTCATCTTTTTTAGCGCCTGGTTCAAATGCAATGCCTTTTTCAGTTAGTACAGCTCGAAGCTCATCTACTTTTAGACCTGAATAGTTAATTGGTTGTGGTTGAGTATCACTTGGTTTTTGGCCGTCTTCAGGTGTTTGACCACCTACACCTGATTCAAGTTCAGCAATACGTGCTTTCATTGCTTCAATATCATTTAGGAAGGATGCAAATTCACCTTTGGCTGTGGCAGCTTGTTCTTCGGCAGTCAATACTGCCTGATTAGCTTCTGCAAGCTCGCCCTTTAAACGAGTAATTTCAGCTTCAGACTCTTCTTCTGCTTTTGCTAATTTCGCTACTACAGCATCGAATTGCTCAACAGGGACAAGCGAGTCTTCATTAAAATTTTGTTCTACTGACCCATTTAAATGTGAATATGCATTACGAATTTCATCTGCATTAGGAAAATCATCATCTACATGTACAAATGAAGCTTCTCCAATAACTCCTAAAAATGAAGTCCGATAACATGCATTGTGGTCACGTTTTTCGGGAATAGTATTTGTATAAATTACTTTCACTTTTATCTCCAAAAACAAAGGCGACCGAAGTCGCCATGTCTATTAAGGTGTACCAGAAATAACTGCTGCAAATGGAACAAGTTTGCGGTCGAACACTCGTTTCCAATTTGCAGGATCTGCATATTGGGCAATGGTTGGTGTTTTGTTAGGGTCTTCGTCACCCTGCCAAGAGAAACCAGCTGGTTGCAAGATATAAGTTTTGCGCTCTACGATAATTTCTGTACCACCACCATTACCACCAAGCTCATCACGCTGGAGAGCAACAGGATTCTTTGGAGTACCTTCACCATAACCAAATGCACCAGTACCGAAGAACATGGTGAGGAATTGATTTGTGCCATATTTCAGACCGTCATCCATAAAGATTGGTTTACCAAGGTAAGTTGTTAAAATGATGTTACCTTGAGAATCTTGGATATATTGGATTAGGTCTTTCTGGACCATCTGCTTCATTACAGTTGAGTGCACACCAATTGCTGCGAACTGATCAGCAGCATCACCAGCAGTAAATGCTGCATCCTGCATTGCAGAAGCTGTCATTGTTGCTCCTGCATCAATAACCATGTCACCAGAATTATTAGCAATGTTAGAGGCGATAATTCCTCGTGCAGCTCCTAACAGGTAACGCTGCCATTGACGCTCCCAATACTTACCATAACGATTACGAATGTGTTGCATTGGTTCGCTGTTGGCAAGCTCGGTTGTTAAATCTGCTACGCCATAAGGTTTATTAAGATAAAGAGTTCGTGCTTGCATACTGCCTTGAGTAGCTTTACCAACTTTACCTTTTTGATCAGGATTATCTGTAGAAGTGTTAGCCTCCTCATTCGCATCCAGATCTTGCCAATATGAAATTGTTGAAGTGCCCTGACCATTGTTTGCGATATCATTCAGAGCATCATTTTTGGTGACAATACCAGACTGATAAACTGCCGTTTTTTCAGGTGAGTTTACTGGGTCTAAAGTTGTGTAGTAGTCACCAACGAAAATATCTTGTAACTGAGTTGCTGGCATATTTAATTACCTTTTGTTTGCAATAATTGTTTGAAAGCTGCTGGATTTTCACGAGCCAATGCTGCTCGCTCAGCTTCTGTATAGTCAGACCATTTCTTAATTGAAGTTCCTGAACCAGATGAACCAGAACCATTTGCTTTAGGCCAATAGTAAGGTTTGGTTTCACGCAAGCCCTCAACCCACTCCTTAGGAGTTACTGGATTAGACCCATCTTTTCCAATCACCACTTCCCCGTTTGCATCGATTGCAACGGCCTTACCGTTTTCGTCTAATGAGAACTGTGATTGAGCTAAAAATGCGATATCAGCTGTTGCCTCGCTCAAAGCACCCATTTCAACGGCTGCTTGAACGATTTGACCTTGAATTACGGACTGACGGAATTTATTTGCATAAGACTCTGCCTTGTCAGCTCGCTCTTTCTCAACCTTAAGAACCTTTTCATGCTCTTCACGCATCTTCTCGGTGCGTTTCTGAATAACTTCTTCAATTTTGCCTTCTGCAATAAGTTTGGACTCTTCATCCTGATTTGATTTATCAAGCAAGACCTTGATTGCATCGAGATCCAACCCGTCAACTTTTGATTTCAATGAACCTAATTCATCTTTCAACTCTTTTTTATCTTTGATAAGTTCTGCATTCTTATCTTTAAGACCTTTAACAGCTTCATCAACGGCGGCTTGAATAGCTGCTTTAATTTCAGGATTTTCCAAATCAACTTTGATTTCGTCTGGCATTTAAAAATCTCCTAGAGATACCGCTTAGCGGGTTTAATTGTTGAACCTTCTGCTTAGCTTCAGGCAATAAAAAAGCATCCTTATGGATGCTTTGAATGAATTAGAAATGCTTTAAAAAATTTTTAATAGTGCATAAAAAAACCACCTATAAGGTGGTTTTTTTATGCACTATTTAACTTTGAGGTAATACTAAATTTAATGAAGTCTCATGAAGGCACATAAGTTCTTTCGTCCATAGCCCCTCGTCTATAAAACGCTTCCTTAATTGATCATATTCGATTGTCGTATGAATAATTGTAGCAACAAATGCAGAATAAGGACGCTCAGGTTGTGCAGCTAATAATACTGCTCTTAATCTATTCCGGTTAAAATGATTAAGTTTATGAGCTAAAGAGAATTCATTATTCATAAGCTTTAAACTGGTCTTAGCCGCGCCAGCAACCTTACATCTTTTTAAAAAGAGACTTTCATCATTAAGATTTAATGTTTCAACAGAATTAATTCCTACTGTTGTTTTTCCAAAAATGTAAAAGAGATCAAAATAAAATTCTTCTTTAGGTTCCTGATCAAATGGATTAATAATTGGTTTTGAGACAATATCTTCATCATTTTTAGTACCATTACAACGTTTGCATGAAGGGAGTAAGTTATCCCAATTAACCACTAAATCAGCATTTTTTGATTTTGGGATAAAGTGCTCAACTTCCATATATGTAGTAGGTTCTGTTAAATCAGATTCACAATAAGCACATTTATTATTAGAACTAGTAGATAAAGGAATCTTTATTTGATCATGATTCCAAACAGGCTTACCAGTACTTTTAAATTTATCAGTTAGCTCTTTAACTTTCTCTTCAGTTAAATAAGATGGCCTTTCTATTCGACGCAATTTAATCATGGATTATTCTCCAAGACTGTCAAGCTGCATCTGATAAATCGTTTTTAGTTCACTTGTTGGATGTAACATGCTACTTAACTTAGCAAATGCTTGTTTTGCATCTTCCTTGTTTTGATTTTTGAATGCCTCAATAAATTCTTTTCTAATCGAATCGTACATTTCGGTGCGTAAGTCTTTCATTCCCATAACATCTTTTAATACCTCCTCAACAGTCCATCCTTGATATCCATATTCTGAATTTGGCAAATGTCTTTTAGATACTTCACCTTCTTTTCTATCAAGTGCTATTACTTCATTTAGACCAGCACTCTGAACAATATGTGGACTATGTGTTGTTATGAAAAATTGTGCTTGGGGAAAAATATCTTTTAAAATTTTTGAAATTTTTCCTTGCCACTCAGGATGAAGGTGTAGTTCAACTTCATCAATAAGTATAACTCCATCAAATTCAGAACAGTTAAGATGAGAATCAGGGTATCTATAATCTAACTCTTTAATTATTCCTAAAATAATAAATAAAGTAGATTTAAATCCAGATGAAAGGTATTCGAAATAAATTTCACCCGTTGGTGTATTAACAATAATTTCATTAAACTTAGTAACTGATTTAAATGTTACACTCCCATCAAGAACAGAAAAGCTTTTGATTGCCATTTTAATATTTAACAATTCAGAATCACTTAAAGCACCATTAGTATTGCTAAGTAAAATCCTATGTACAAACCACTCTTTTAGATCTTTATTATCTATCCCTTTAGTATGAAATGATTTTCTATGGTCTGAAGTATCTCTTTGACCAATAGTGTTTTGAAAATAATAGTTAAAAACACGATTGACTTTTAAATATATAATTTTTGCAGTATCTATAGTATTGTAAAAGTGTTGGGTTGACCTTGTGTACCTTGATGGTTCAAACTCACTTACAGTAGTAAAAATTGGATTTTGCAAAATATCTAGATTTAATGTAATTTTGCCTTTTTCACTTCCCGATCTTTTATTAATTACATTATCATCTCCAATAGAAAATAAATACGCTATTGAGTCTAGAATATTAGTTTTACCGACCCCATTCTCTCCACAAATAATATTCATTTGGGGATTTATATTTTGCAATTCAAGATTAGGTATTCCACCAATATTTTCAATCTTTAAAGACTTAACTTTCATTGTTTTTAAATCATTATAACTAGTAGTTCCAATAATACATTCCATAGAAATTTTTCCAAGCCCACTCACTATATTTTTCTTATTACTCAGCCAGTAAAACCCATACAGGATATGGACTTATCAAAAGTATTAATTCTTTACATTGAAAGATCATCCAACTTTCGAAGTTGATCGAGTGTGTAAAGTCGCCCTTCAGGATCAAAGAACTTATCAAAATCAAATTTCCCTTCTTTATAGAGCTTGTAACGCTTCGGTCCTAACCATTCTCTTTGAAAGAAATCATCTGTCTTCTTAAAAAACTCTCTAAACGTAGTATTGGCATCTAGCTGCCCTATTAATTGGCTTCGCTCATCTTTTGGAATGTCTTTAACTCGACGTTCGTCCATGACAAATGGCCGTTCACCAACTAATTTCCCGTCTTTCTCTACGGGCACCAGAATACTGCGGCAATTTGGATGCAACGGCGGTACCCGTTTTGCTGGATCGTTAATCTCCCATACGGTACCATCAAGTGATGCACAAAGCTTAGATGTTCTTCCATCCAGCGTTGCAACCAGTCTTACGTATTCAAAGCCCAATTGATTAAAGCTATTTAAATAGGCTTGATTGGCCACATGACTGCGAACTGTTCTCACAGTACGGTCAATATCAGCTTTAGAACTGGTTAATAACCCATCTTCAAAATTAAGGCGCTTTGTACCACGAATCCGCTGGACTATTTCTTGATTAGTTTTGCCTGAGCTAATCCCGTCACGGATAGCATATTCGACCTTTTGACGTGCGCTTTCAGCAATCTTACTTAGAAGATCATCTACAAGAGCTCCACCTACTAAGGGTACTTTTTTAGCTGCTGTATATAGCTTTTCACCATTTGGCTTTTTGATCTTGCCGCCATATAGCTTCGCCATGTAATTAGCTTCATATACTGCCAACGCTGTAGCTGAAATGGCAAAAGCTTCAGGTAAGGAAGTATTTAGTCCAAGGAACCACTGAGAAATTAAATCTCGTATCTCCTTGAGGTTGGCCGTTGTGTAAAGACCCGCTGCAAGAGCTGCTTTCTCAGAATCATTTAACTCATCCAACAAATCCCGAAGCTTTGCCAGCATTAAAGTTGACTCATCATTAAAGATTGTTAGTAATTCATTAACTGATTGAGACGATGCCCGGAACAAATATGCTTGATGTTGAGTTAATACCTCGAGCAGTGATTTATCTTCTGAGGCCATTTATTACTCCTAAAGCGGCATACTATCTCGCTCACTTTCAACACGCTTCAACTCTTCCTGAAAATCATGAGCTGGCAACTTACCAGTAGCGATATATTCCCAATACGTCTGGAACGAATTTTTTCCAGCTATAGCACCTTCATATAGTTGCTTAGCAAGATTGATGTCGTATTGCTGAACTATAAATTCAGGCTCAACCGTAAAAGAGTATTTAGACGGATCTAGCTTTAACCATTGGGCAGCATATTTGATTGCCTGTTCTATAGCTGCAGCAGCACAAGTAACAATGCTATGTAGGCTTGCTTGTTGGTCATCCTGACGCGCACGACGTGCTTCACCTGACTCTTGTGAGTTGGTATCGATCACCTTTGCTCCAGCTTCTAGAGCGGCATTCTTTTGCGCATCCATTTCATGCTTAGTGAGTTCAATACCATTACCTGAAATTTCCAAATAACCACATTGCGAATCTTTGGGCAGGCTCCAGACAGCCATTACACCTGTAACGCTAAGATCGGGATCTTCATCATCAATACCGTTAATCCATGGTTGAGGGTGCGCTGTATGGTGAAGTGACTGAAAATAGTCCGCACTAAGCTGATAATACTTCAAAGCAGCTTTAGCCATTGTCAAAAGAGGGACCGTTCCAACATCTGGCGAATTATCAGTGGTACCGCAAAAAACGAATGGCGTAAAAGAAAGCAGATTACCGCCTAGACCAGGTGTTTTATCTTGTTCAGTAGAACCATCAAATAATCGAACCGATAAAGCGCCGTCTGTCATAGATAAAACACGATGAACCGTCTTTGTATTGTGGCCAAACTCATCCTCACTATTATCAAATTGCTCCTCGAGCACCAAAAGCTTTAAATCTTTTCGACCACCGATACTGTTTTCCTTCCAGTTAATAATCGATAAAGCATCGTAAAGCGCGAAGTAAGGCACGCCATTAGCATCGACATCAACCAGTAATCCACATCGACCATATTCTAATAACTCTAAGCAAATTCGGATAAAAAGCTGTTTAAGACCAAATCCGTCATTGGTTGCATTAGTGATAAGTGTTTTTAACAAACTGCTTTCAATGACGATATTTGGATCTAACTTTGAAACCAAACCAATCATCGTACGAAGAGAATCTTGAACCCAAAGTGGATACTGAGCACGGCTTAAATAAGCTTTGTAAATCTCTCCAGCTGTATCTCCCTGCTTTTCAGCCTCAATCATGCCAGCCGATTTAGCCAAGTACTTTGTTTGTGCCTGTTTGATCTGCTCTTCACCAGCAACGGCGTCCCGCATAATCTCCCAGCTTTTTTGTGCAGCAATATACTGCGGATGTTTATCAGTAACTGCCATAAAAACACCAATAAAAAAGCACCTGTAAAGGTGCGTTGTTTAAGACATCCCGCGAATCTTACGAACTCCAACAGATTTTTTGTCGATCGGGAATAAATAAGCGATTGGATATGTACCAGCATCATTCATATGGTCAAAACCGGCACTCTTATCCGGCTGTCCATAATCATCATAGATTTGTCTCTCTAGGCATTTAGCAAAGTGAGGACATTTATCTACATTTACGAATAATCTGCGCTCAGATAATGTATTGCAGAGCATACCGTTCATTGAGTTAATACGATCTTTAACTGCTGGGTTTCTACTATTCACATGTACTTTAAAACCAGCCTTTCTTAATAAAGCCAGATCCGTCTCACTAGCATTACTCGATTTTCGATTCTCACCTGAAGCATCGGGATAAACTGCAACCTCATGATCTGGATAACGCTCTTGGATAGCTTCAATCATTGCTGGAGTATCGAACAGATTAACGAACTCATCGACCGCATGCATATGCTCACCACGGCGAATATATACAACAGCAGCCATCTTGGTAACGTTAAAGTCCATTCCCACATGAAGAACATCATTAGCCTTTACTGTTTCACTTGATGCACTTAGCAACCGGTTAAAGCAATAGTAGATAACGCCTTGATAGCTCTCAAAGCTTGCTTCATATTCCTGACTAAAAGTCTTAGGATCCATTTTTCGCTTAGCTACAATGATCTCAGACTCAGGAATATTCCCACCCTGAAGGGATGTATATGAAAAGCTTTTACAATCTGGCTCGTGCCCTGGCTGACCGTCCATGAACGTGTCATAACAGTGGTTGAAGCCTTTAGGTGTTCCAATCCTTAAAACATGGCCACCTACCCTTTGTTCGCCGTTTACAACATATTTACAAGTTGAAAGCATCGGGCGAAGTACTTCTTCCCATGCAGCCCATTTACAATCTGCCCATTCATCAATAATTAAGAAAAATAAGCCAGATCCACGAAGGTCATCGTAGTTATCTAGACCTACAACTCGGATGATATGGCCACTTCTTAATGTAATTGAACATTCAGTTTCATTAGGCTTACCAGCTCGCCAAGATGCTGGAATAGCTTGTTTTAATCGCTTCCAGAAAACCCGTTTTGCTTGCTTAAATGTAGGTGCTGCATACCAGATTTCATCCTCAACCGAAACATTCCATTTAGCAGCCAGTCTTGCGGCTCTTCGCATTTCTGCTTTAGCCAAGAAAGTCTTACCAAAACGTCTGCCACAAACAGCATCACGGAAACGGGCTTCTTTTTGCCATCCCCACAAGTAGATGTTTGCTTGTTTTGGCGTTAATTGAACTGAACCTTCTGGGGGATTAAAGAATTGGCTCATTTGGTATCTCCTCATCAGGATTCAGCACAAGCTTGTAATCCTCTTCAGGTGGACGATACTCAGGGGGATTCACTTCACGCTGTAACTTCTGAAGTTCGAGCTTTTTAATCTCGAGTTCGACTTCAGCTTTTGACTGGCCTTCCTCCCCACCATTTGCTCCTGTCGTTTCTTGGCGGTTGTTAAATTGCCCGCCAATATCTTTTGCAGCTTGTTCTAGAATTTTTAGCGCTGTTTTAACGTTTCTAGTTCTATCAAGCTGTTTTTGGTATTGCTTCAGACGGTAGTACTTATTAGCAATAGGAATATCAATTAAGCCTTCATCAAATTTCTCTCTGGTTGATTCAAAAAGCTCAACAAATTTCTTGCTTAAGTTTCTGCCCGAATATTTTGTTGGATCATAGCATTCACATTGGCTACGACTAATATCAACACCAAACTCTTGCTTGACCTGTTCAACCACTTCTTGAGGGGTATCACGGCATGCAAGAGCTTGAACAATAAATATTTTCACAGGCTCTTTTAGTGCTGCCATAAATTCCCCTTCGTACAGCTACGTACAGCAAACAGGTCAAAAAAAAGAGCCATTAGGCTCAATTGATTACACAGTTTCCGCAGCATTTCGAAATTTCAAGATTCGAAACAAACGGCGGATTTTTTGCGACTTCAATAAGCCGCTTAACATTTTTGCTTGGTCCATAACGTTTAACTACGCCAATAAACTCTTCAACGTCATGACCAGCAAGATAGTGCTTAGGAAGACCAGAACTATCGCTATAAACAATTTCTCCGTCCTCGTCTCTCATCACTCCAATGTGGTAAAGCTCATGTTCAAGCAAGTAACAGAACTCTGTATCGTTTGCACGCTCACAAAAAGAAGCGTCGACAGTTATTAAGTAAGTTGGCACAAATCCGAACCAGTCTCGCATCTGTTGCTCTTGTCTAGCTTTACGCCATCCACCAACATTGAACATAACTTTTTCACATTGGCCTAAAACCATACGCTTTTTAGTCATACAGGCAGATGATGCCCAAGCAAAAGCCAAGAACTCCTCATTGTCATGTATTAGTTCAGCAATATGGTCAGGGTCAGGGTTATGCAAAGGATCACTAATAGTTAAAAAATTTGCAATTACCCAATTCATTAAATCAGGGGCTGGCGTCAATAGAATTGCTTCTTCTTCATCGGCCTTATCAATTAATTCCTGTGGAGGAAATGGTCTGATCTGATCCATTAAATATTTTCCTCTTTAAATTTTTAAGCCATTGGCTAGCGAAATGAGCTTGGATCTGTAATGGACCAGATTCATTAATCTTAAATCTTGGTGCTGCTTCTAACCGAACAACGGTATATCCCATTGATTCAGCAACATCGTAACGATCATGGCTCCAAGCTTTATTTTTAAGCTTGCCCTTACGTCCACCCGACCAAGGGCCACCAGCAATTTCAACAAGAATACGATGTTCAATTAAATGAAAATCAAAACGCCAATGCTTTGTAGATTTAAACTGAAATTTCTTTTTGTATTTAATTTCCAGATTATCTAAAGCTTCAGTAAATTCTTCTTCAGCTTTTAGATACTTTTCAGTAGCCTTAGGTAAAGCTTTATTGCGTGCTTTTTTCTTATAAAGCTTTTTATTAGTTAAATAAGTGTAGTCATCAACTTCTATATTTAACCCTTTTAATGCGAGATAAGAAATGAAAAAACAACCATCAGCAAATGATTTAAATGTAATAAATGAAAAACTTAAAAATCTCGATGACTCAATAAAAGAATTATTAGAGTCAACTTATGAATTTTTTGATAATGATCAATACTATAGTATTGAATCCGCTTTTCTACTTGATCATGCTCTAAATTTAAAAATGCATTTTTACAAGTCATATCCGGAATTGGCACCAGAGCATTTAAAAGATGTTGAGCATAACCGTATTATCCATATTGAAAATACTCAAGTATCACATACACGCGAAAAGAACCCAGAGGATAGCTTGGATCAAATTCAGCCTAAATACTCAAAAAATGAAAGTTAAGCGTATTTCTTAAAAATAAAAAGCCCCGTCAATAATTAGTATGAAGCGGGGCCGTATACGCCGTAATCTGTCCGGCAATTAATAAACTGATTGAATGAGCATTTTCGCAATATCAAAGCATTCTCATTTTCTTACGTGTATGTCTCAATTAGATATTCCAGTAGATATTTTATTTATCTAATTGAAAATCTTTTGGAAAACTATTTGCAATGCAAAAGTGGCATAATTGATAAGCTAATCCAACAAACACTCAATTAATAAATACATATTATGAAAAATTCTGAACCTCAATATAAAGAAAACCTGCAAATGGGTGCATCTATCTCACCTTTGGTTGTTCCTTTAGTTATTGGAATAGCATACGGTACAGTTATACTTTTTCAAGGAGATATTAGCGGTGCATTTGCGATCTTTCTCATGTATCTCATGTTTGGACTTCCCTTTACATACATCATCACCTTTGCCCTAGTTTTACCAATGGCTATATTCCTTCGTAAGTTAAATACTTTAACTGCTGCTGGATTATACCTTTGGTGTACTCTACTAGGGCCAGTTACATTCTACGACTACCTTTATCTGTTGAATGGTGGCCCCGAACCAACACCCGACCTTTCTGGGATCATCCTCTCTCTGCTTTCTGGATTTATTTCAGGGGTCGCATTCTGCCTGTTTGCTAGGATTTGAATGAACTGCTTGTGAGTGATGGTAGCCACATCTAACGCATGGTAATTTTCTTATTACTGCAAGTCGCTTTGCATCACACTTGAAATATCTACTTTAGCTGTTTCAAAGTACTCTTGTTTCATTTTAAATCCAATTATCACAAATATTAGTCAATAAAAAACCCGCTTCTAAGTAGAAACGGGTCACAAAAACAAAAACTTTCAGCGCAGTATTTGATTTTGATAATACAAATTAAAATATTTATTATCAATATATATTAAGAAAATATTTCTTGGAATAGGATTTTAGTCAACCAAGTATTAAAGGCTTGCTTTGATGTAAAAGACGGTGCCTGAAATAGATCAATATCAACATTTAAATCATGATGACCTAAAATTTTATATCGACCACCGCCTAAAGTAATGATGTTCGTATAAGGATATTTCAATGTAGTTAAAGCTCGGCCTAAAAATCTAGCTTGCTTCTCTTTGTCGTGCTTACACGTATTGAATTCCTGTGAATTCTTAAAGAGATCATATTCTCGATCAATTGCTACCTTAATTTGCGTAAGTTCCACTTCGATCTCCTTTTTATGGGAAATCTTTTTATAACACCTCAAAACTAACTATTAGTGAGTTCTTAAGTTAAAAATTGATATCGAGATTATCAAAAATCGATGATGCAAAATCGACTACATCTTTTCCAATTTCTACAATTAAGTCTGTCACATCGACTGGATCAGGATTCACAGAATTAAGGACTGAGTTTTCTTGCTTTTGTTCGTTCTCGGTATCTAATTGCTCATCATTATTAATCTGTTCATTTTGATTTTGCATTATGCTAATTATTCCTCAAAAATCTGAAATCGCGGAGGAGCAAATAATGCCATCTTATCTTTTCTACAAATTCTTTCAATTCTCAAACCAAAATCTGTAGCCGCTTTTTGTTTTTCATCTTCTGTTGAATAGAGAGGTGTCTCATACGCCAAACCACTTACATGACCAAAAAAGTGATTGATATGGTAATTCAGTATTAAATTTTCCTTATCTTGATCTAATGGAATAAGTAACTTTTCAAGCAAATCAAGAGGCTTAATACTAGACTGTCTTTCTAACATGATTTGATATGCTGCACTATTAAGCTTTTCACAGACCGTTGATTCTTTTTCTTCAGCATGCAATAGACTTCCAAATGACATTAAAATTATTATAAATATTACTCTCACTCACCTATCTCCACATATACGAATCAGTAGCACAATATAAGCTAACGGGATTCTTCAACATTTTCAGCTAAACACGTAGCTAATATCGTTGCATAGTCATATGTCATCTGCGAAGTATATTCTGAAATATCCTGATCCTTAGCTTTGTAATCATTATTTCTATAAATTTCTTCAACTATTTCCTTAAAATCTTTAGTTAGGGTTTTACCTGTATCAAAATCTGTATATAAAACTTCTCATCCTTTTACTCTTTCTAAAGCAATTTCTTTAGGAACATTGTCAACTTTCCAAAATGCGCTCATGACATAAATTTGTGCATTGTTCTAACAATATCCTGCATGCCCCCAAATAGGTAAAAGTATTAAAGAAAGAAGCAATTTATTCATTTGCTACACTTTAATAAATTTAAAGCCCGCGAATGCGAGCTTTATCTACTTAATGAATTACTATAACTTCGTCCACTGTAGCACAAATATGCCATATAGGGTCTAGACAGTCAATGGTCATAAAAAATTATGTTCTTCAACTAATTGACAAATTTTTAATCTGACAAAGATATTCTTAATTAAATTATAAGCTGTTTCCGACTCTACATTTTCATATGCTTTCAGGGTTAAATGCAGCTTATTAACTTTCATAGTTGTGATAATTGAAATTTTACCCTCATAATCAGAATAATAACGGAGAACTTCTCTAACTTTTTCCAGATTTACCCCCTCATATAATTTCACATTGCATTCTTTCATTGGAACCTCAATTTTTATTTAATCTTTTATCATGCCCAGCTAAATAAAATCTAGCGCAACTCACCATAATAGCAGCTTGAGCTTTTGATTGGTTTGTTTCTTGTGCTACTTTACCTAATCCTTTATTTTCTACTTTATTTTTGATTAAACAGATTAATGCAAACTTCGTCGTAAAATCTGTTTTATCAGATTTTAAAAGACTTCTTAAAAGTGCTTGAATCTGATCTGCCTCAAAATCATTAATCTCACATCGAATGTAAGATTTACCTTTTGGAAGCTCTCTGTCTGCTTCACGCATTAACCAGTAAATTTGATTGATATGAAGACCATCTGGTAAATCCCCTCCCTTCATACGAACCGTTTCGCACCACGCGCCAAATTGCTCCAACCATCCATCAATAGTGTATTTAGACCAATCCATTTGTTGTGTTTTTAAAGCTACACTCATCTTTCACTCACCATTTTCTCTATTTGCTGAACCTCTAAACCTGACTTCACTTGCTCTGTACTGAACCGTAAAACTATAAAACCCATCATTGCCGCCGAGTTATATTTCTCCATATCCCCGATGTAACCTTTGCCTCTTGTATGACGGCCTCCGCTCCAGATACCGCCCTCAACTTCCACCAGAATCTTTGTACCGATAATCAGAAAATCAGCTCTCCATTTGCGTTTCGGATGGAATTTATATTCCTGCTCAAAACTGATCTTGCATGCTCTTAGGTGTGATGCCAGAACCATCTCGCCTTCACTTGGCTGTCTGGTACCTTGCTTTGCTGAACGGCGCTTCTTTGTCTTCACTGGAAATAATTCACGGTATTCAGCAAGGCTCATTGATGTCATGCCGCCCCCTGCAATGAGCCTTTGAACCCGACTTGCTTGAGATAACATTCCCATTGTTTGGCCTGAACTGGATCGCTAAGTTTCACGGTGATACGTGCTACAAGTTGATCATAGCTTTCCCCTGCAGCAGCAAATTGGCTTGCGAACTCAGGATGTTGTGAAAGTTTTTGAGCAAAGGTGTGAATCTGTTTGTCGCTCAACTGGTGCGGTGCGCTCGGCGAGCACCGAACATGCGACCCTGAATTTTGGAAAGTTGCATGTTCACGAGCTTGGTATTTGCCACATGCGTTGATTAACCAATCTGCAAAGTGGTAATGCATGAGTTCATCACAAAGATTCTTAGCAGCGTTGTAGAGTTCAAATGCTCGTAACTCCCGATCGAACCAAGTCGCGTTTTTGATCTGCTCGTAATTTTCCTGATCAGTTGCCAAACGAATTTCTTCACCAAGTTTTTTCAAACTCAACCATGTTTTTTTTATTTTTAGATTCATCTGATAGATTCTTTGGTAGGTTCCGTGTCCCAACGTTGGGACTATTTAATGGGATTGTTGGTACTCTTTCCTCGGAACAATGGTACTGTTCCGTTGTTGGTACTGTTCCAACATTGGTACCCTTTAAATCGGTACTTTCCTGCGGTAAGTATCCCGTTGTTGGTACCCTTTTGTTTTCGCGTCCTAACACACCAATTAATTTATAAATTTTCACCTGTTTGGTTTTATCCGTGCGTTCACCCGTATCGGCGATAAGACCATCTTCAATTAGTTCAGCAATAATCTTCATTACCGTTTTCCGGTCAAGATTGGTATCGTCTTCCAAGCGTTTAACGCTCGGATAGCATGTATGTTCTTCACCAGCACGATCGGCTAATGACAATAAGACGAGTCGTTTAAGCGGCTTTAGACTGCCGCCCTTACGATCACTGAACTGGACTTCCCAAGCCCATTTAGTGGCATCTAGACTCATAAGCCCACTCCAAATAAATCGGTTTGTTGGGCGTTTGGAGAAATCCAAAGGCATTCTTGACGACTCACGCCCCCTCTATTCCCTGAGGCTTGTACAGTTCTAGTTTTCTTTACCCAATGTGTTAAGCGTGAGTTGTAAATCTCATGGTCATAACCCGATAAAATGACTTTACCTTTGACCTGATTTAATTGATCTAATAAATCGATATGGTCCTGATCACTCATTTCATATCGATAAGCCGTCATGTTTGATGTTCGAGTACTTCTTACATACGGTGGGTCCACAAAAAATAATGTGTTCTCATCATCATATTGGCTAATTACTTTTGCAGCTGGCTGGTTATCAATAAGAACCTGTTTTAAGCGCTCAGCAAACTGCAATAATCGATTTGGATAACGTTCCCATAACGCTATTTCATAATTCTTTTGTCGGCCTCCCGCCATTCTAAAACCAGTTTTTCCTTTAGTTACTCCAGCTGAACCAAAGCCCATTTGTGCTCGAATGATCATCCTTCTCGCTTTTTCTACAGGGTCCTCGGTTTCATCGTAGGCATCATAAAATTCAGTGCGAGCAAATGGCGTTAAATACAATTTCTCTTCTAAACATCTTCGTTGCTCCGGCTCTCTAAGTACTTTGAATAAATTCACGACTTCATTATCTAAATCGTTATAGATCTCAATAACACTAGGTTCTTTAGTAAATAGAACGGATGCTCCTCCACCAAATGGCTCAACATAAGTTTTGTGGACAGGAAAATGTGAGATAACCCAATCAGCAATCCGGAACTTTCCACCGTGATAACGGATAAGCGGATGTTTTAAGCTACTCATGACACCTCCGCCCGTGCTAATTCTTCTGCAGTTAATCGACGTTTTAATTGGTTTTCTGCAACTGTGGCATGACGTATATACCTCGCACCTGATATCCAAACCTTTCCATTAGTGTCAGTCATAGAGACATGATCACCAAGGAAGTCACTTTTTATTTCAATGATGCAGAAAATATTGTCGCTACCAAGCGGTCCTATAATGTGGTTTTGAATAACCACCATGTCACCTACTACAAATTCTTGTGAGTTGAGTTCGGTTGGTTGTTCTGATAAATTATTTGTGTTCATTTGATTCACCTCAATTGAATGCCTAAAAGCCTGATTGCCGAGATCAGGCTTTTTTAATATCCAAGCTTTTCTTTTTGACCACTGATTTCGTCATGAAATAAGTCATCCACCGTTTCTATACGGTTCATCCAGCTTTTAGACATAACTAAAAGTACAGCAACACGTTCTTTATCAATGCTCTGATAATCTTTAGGAACAACTTTTAACCCAAGTAAACTCAATAGCTCGCAAAACATTTCAATTTCATTCAAGCCATTGTTTTTCTTATCCGTTTTAAGCCGAGTAATAGTGCTCGGATCAACTTTTAATTGTTCAGCAATCTCTTTTTGATTGCTAATATCAAGACCATGCAATATGCGGGATACTCCATTTCTCGCGCTTGCAGATATATCAACTGATAATTTGCTCATGGTTAGGTCCTAAGCAGATAAATTCTTAAGTTCTTTTAAGGCAGGACAAAGATCGACTGCTTTAAATTCACCGTTAGTAGCTTTTTCAGCCTTGATTGCAACTTTGGCTGACATACTCCAACGACCAGATGTGTAACCACTAATGTTTGATTGACTAACATTAAGAGCTTTTGCTGCGGCTACTTGACCACCAAAATGCTCTACAAGATTTTGGTAAATGGTTTCCATAGTCATCCCTCAAATATAAGTAACCCAAGAAATAATATTAGCATTCTAATATTTATCCAATAAGTATTCTAATTTGATTGGATATTAGTTCTCTAATATTCTTTATCTGAAGTAAAGGATATTTTTTATGATTGGCAAGAGACTCAAAGAAGCTAGAAAAAAAGCAGGTAAATCACAAAAAGATGTGGTTGAGGCTGTTGGTATAACTCAATCAGCTCTTAGCCAGCTTGAAAATGGTTTAGTTACTTCCTCTTCACATTTACCTTCAATTGCAAAATATTTGGGTGTTGATTCTTATTGGCTTCAAACAGGAATTGAATCCAGTAATAATAATTTTTCAAATAATCATAGTGAAAGTAATGTTTCTGTGCCTACCCATCCTTTGTGTGCTATTCCTCTTTTAAATTATGTACAAGCTGGGTTATTCCATGAAGTTGGGTACGATGGGGTAAATCCTTTAGGTACAACTTGGACTACTTATCAAGGTGCACGCCCTGAGTGTGTTTTTTCTTTAAAAGTCGAAGGCCTAAGCATGGCCCCAGAGTTTATGCCTGGTGATGAGATTGTTGTTGATGGAGCATTAGAAGCCAAACCTGGATCTCTTGTTATTGCTCAAGAAGTACAACATGGTGTTGCTAGAACAACTTTTAAAAAATATAGAGTGATTGGGGTGAATGAGTTTGGTGTTGATATCATTGAATTAGTTCCATTGAATCCAGACTTTCCAACACTCAACTCTACACAAATAGAAGTATCGATTATTGGTGTAGTTGTTAGGCACAATAGAGAAGTCAAATATTAAAAAGAAACTCATATGATTTTATTAAGAAATTTAGGAATCTTTATAGGCTTACTCCTTATTAACTTTAAAGTGAATGCTGTAATTTATAGTGGATATAGAGTTACAAGTAGTCCATCAACTAATAGCCCAGCATCTACACTCTTTATAATAATTCTTGGAATTGGTGCCTCCTACTTTTACTACAGGTCTATAAAAAAATGGGTCAATCGAAAAAAGGCGGGTGAAAAACCAGAACGTTTGTATGGTTTAAGTGATTGGGGTGTAATGTTATTTGTATTTGCACTCATGGCATTATTTGCTTCTGGATTGGTCTTTGAAGTAATTGGTGCTTACGGTGGCAGAGAACTAGTTAGAGAAATATGGTATTGGATTTATTTGGGCCTTTTTTCATTGCTATTATTGTTATATAGAACTTAATTTTTTATAAAAAAATATTTTATTTTAAAAATACGAATTTTTATCTATCCCACTAACAAGTGGGTTTTCTTTTGTTTTCCTTCACTAAAAAATAAGCAAACTAATATTTATTAGCACAATCCATTGACTACTAATATTATTTTACTAATATTTTTCTCACAAACAACAAAAAGCCCCGGAACTTTGGACGGAAACGGGGCTTTGCAAAACTGCGAGATAAGTATGAAACAAAATACTATCCCTAGTCAAACGACTGCACGCTTATATCAACACCCAACTGTTGAAGAACAGCGCCCTTCTCGTTTCGCCACTATTAAAGCAAACGTCATCGACTTCCTTATATTCATTGCCCTTTCATTCATCCTTTGGGTGATTGCTGTAGCCGCTGCATCTTGGATGATGGGAGGCTAATCATGAATACTCAATTCAAACCACACCCAGATGGTATTAAAGCCTATATCGGTCATGACCGCTTAACTGGTCTCTACTCTGTACGTATCGGTTGGACTGTTTATGCAGCTAATGCAAACGGGAGTGTGCTGTACACAGTAAAAGGTGAAGTGAAAACACCTTTAAATGTTGAAGAGTTTAAGACGAAGCGCCCTAAGGTTTATGCAACTTTAATGAATGAGATTAGCTTCCAGCGCAAAAAAGCATTAGCAATTGCCCTACAACTTAACAACATTCCTTCGTATGACCGCAAGGCTTATAAAAAGAAGCGCGGCTTTACAGGTTCAAAATAAGGATAAGAAAAAATGAATGCAGCAATTAATCCAACCGTTTTAAACAATGAAAGTGCTAACCACTTTGAACAGTTAGCAGCGATTAGCGTATCTGGACATATCGAAAAGAAAAACAACATGTCATATCTGTCTTGGGCTTGGGCCGTGGACAAACTAATGCGCATAGATCCACAAGCAAACTGGGCTTTTCGTGATCCAATGACTTTTCCAGATGGATCTATGATGGCTCATTGTGATGTCACCGTATTTGGTAAAACCATGTATATGTTCTTGCCTGTCATGGACTATCGGAATAAAGCGATTGCTAATCCAAATGCTTTTGATATCAATATGGCCATGATGCGCTGTCTGGTTAAAGGCATTGCCGTACATGGTTTAGGTCTATACATCTATGCGGGTGAAGACTTACCTGAGGAAGAAAAGACTCAGCAAGCAGCTCAACCTCAACAGCAGCAAACACCACAAAACCAACAACACCCGAATGCAGCCCAACAACTTACGGCTGAATTCCAGCAAGCATTACAGGCAATTCATCACACACAAAATGAAGCAGATCTGGCCACAATCTATAAACGCTTCAAAGGTACGAGCTTTGAAAGCCAGATTGTGAAGGCATGTAAGGCAAAAAAGGACATGGAGGGATGGAGCGCTTAGGTACCTATATCTTTAGGTATGTTGCCAAATTACATGGCAACGGCACTCTAAGGGGTCGCATTGAAGCGTCCTCTGCCCTCCACGCCAAACAACGTGTCATGCAGAGCAATGAGCTGATTAAGGATGCTCATATCTCTTTACTCAAGAATCAGGCTTCTGCCCGTAAACAGGCTTTTGAAGCCATGGAGGAATTCATATGAGCTTCCGCTACTCATCTACTGCCCGAACCCTAATTGTATTCGGCAATCTGATGAACCATTACTACGACAATGTAAACCCGTCTCAAATCGGCAACTTGGTTGATGAGGCGAAATTTAAAGAAGCGACTTGGAGAAAGTAAGGAGGAGGTAAATGTTAAAAGATCTGAGAAATCTATCTGATGCAGAGCAACAAGAATATTTGGATCGCTTCATAATGGCTAATGAAGAACAGAAGTTCCCTCAAGAAGTTGTGGCACTTTATTTAGATTGCTCGCCTTGGACATTAGCTAGAATGCGTTGTGATCAATCATCACTGCCTTTTTCGAAAATTGGAAGACGTGTTTCATATAAAAAGAAGGACGTTTTGAAGTATGAGCAAAGCAAGACTGTGCTTAATACAGCACAACTTGCAACAGTTTAAGGCGGTTAAACCGCCTTTATTTCTTTTAATCTTTCTGCCCAAACAGATTGGTAGTTGAAGCAATCAATCTTTCCTTGATAAACCGCCTCAATCATATTCATCGAAGCTCTTAATTCCTCATCCGGAATTTGAACATATCCACCTGTCACATCAATTCTTGGTTTAGCCGTGTGATTAAGAAGTCTTTTTGTCACATAAATTTTAAATCTTAAAAGGTTGCATATAGTGGCAAATGTACGGCGGAAATCATGCATTGAAACGTAATAGTCAACTTCCTTACCCACTCTATTCAATAATGTATCTACCTTAGTTGCATGCATATTCCACGAAGTAGGCATCTTAGTAGCTGGGAAAATCCAATCGTTTTCTCTTAATAACCAACGTTCACGCAAAATACTGTGTAGATGATCACCAATAGGAAAAGTATGATCTGAACCATTTTTGGTATCTCTAAAAGTTAAGGTACCATTTTTAATATCTACATCAGCCCACTTTAGACAACATGCCTCCTGTTTATGGCATCCCGTATACATGCACATCAATACGATATCCCGATGCGTGTTTGACCTAGCAGTATTTTCCAGATTTAACTCATCTTCATAATGAAGCACCGCATTGTAATATTTGTGAATGATGTCTTTATGGAGATGTCTATCCCTAGTTGCTATTTTATTCCAACCTCTTGTTACGGAGATAATGTCAACTGGATTACTTTTAAGGATCGGGTTCTCATCTGTTGAATAAAGAACATGAATATACTTCCATAAGGTACCTAATAGAGATACAGCACCATTTGCTGACGACTCACTTACTTCTGATACCTCAATAAATCGGTCCAATACTTCTTGTTTAGATATCTGGAAAAGTTTTTGTTGCCCCAC